TTAGAACATATTATTTAATATATTAGCAGTAGTAGTATTCATATCATCAATAACGTGAGTATAGGTATCTAAAGTTTCAGTTATACTTTTATGTCCAAGTCTTTCTGATACAACTTTAATATTTGCTCCATTAGATATAAGTTGAGTTGCATGAGTATGTCTTAAAGCATGAAATGTAATTTGTGTTAGCTGCATATAGTTATTTAAATCTTTATTAGGCTTCAGTTCATTTAATACATCTAAAGTTAATTTATATTTAGATATTGATTTAGTAAAATTCATAGATAGATTTCTAGGATTACACATTTGATTTTTACGATCTAATATAACAAAATTATTATTAGGATTATCACCTTTAATTTCTTTTAAGTAGTTAATGAGTATATCAGGTAAAATTATTTTTCGACGGCTTGTCGTTGTTTTTAATTTATCTGTAAAAATTAATTTTTTATTCATCTTATCATTTAATACTTGATTATTTACAGTAAGATAATTTTTAGTAAAATCTATATCGCACCATCTAAGTCCACATAATTCACCAACTCTTAAACCAGTTAATAGTGCTATATAAACAGGTGGATACAAATATGTATTTGAAATTTCATTCAAATAATAATTAATCTCATCTTTAGTCCAATAATTAATCTTAGGTTTTTCAATAGGAACTTTTTCTATATCAGTAGGTAAGCTATGGATTAGTTTGTTTCTATAAGCATATCTTAGACAATTGCTAAGTGATTCCAATGTCTTTTTAGCACTAGAAGGTTTCAGCCCTTCATTTATTAATCCGTTATAGAAATCTTGAACAATTATAGTATTAATGTTATTAAGTTTTAAATGACCTAATTTAGGAATAATATGAGAATTAATTCTACTTTGATAGTTACTTATAGTAGTAACGGAAGCAGTATGAATCTTATACTCATAAAACCATTTAGTTATAAAATCTTTTAGGGTTACGTTAGAATTAGTTGTGGTTATATAACCTGTATGTTTTTTATTTAATATATCAGTAACCCATTTTTCAGCAGCCTTTTTGGTTGTGAAGCCTTGTTTTTTTTGGCGAAGTCTTTTACCATAACTATCAAATCCAAGACTTACGGTGGCTTTCCAGTTACCTTTTGCTATTTGTGTATAGCTAGCCATAAAATCAGCTCCTTTTAATTTATCTTTAGTTTAAAGAAATTTTAAATTCTTAATTATTATTACTTATTTGGATAAAAAAATCTACAGTAAAAAGTGAAATTATTTTATGTAAATATTGTAATATAGGTAAGAGTTGTATAGAAAATGAGAGATAATATGATTTATTATATATATTTACAACCTATATAAAAGTTCTAATATCTAATATAATTTGCTATTATATTTTCGCAGAGAGTTTATATTAGGAGGCATAACAATGATAACAAATGAAAAAAATTCAGTATTAAGACTAAAAGAAATAAGTGAAAAATATGATATTCCAGTAACAAGATTGACGTTAGCAATAAGACAGGGAAAATTGAAAGCAGTTAAATCTGGTAAAGAATATATAGTTACAATAAATGCAATACATGAATATTTAGGTATTGAAACAACTAGTCAAGGGATGGAACGAGAACTTTATATAAAACAACTTGAAAGCCAAATTAAAAATTATGAAATACAAATAACTGCACTTAAAAATTGTGTCGGTATGATGCAAAATGTAATTATGAGTGTTTAAATAATATCTTCATAAAATAAGTTATCCACAATTAATCCACAGAAATATATCTCATAAACCAATTTTGGTTTATGTTAAATCCAAAAGTGGTTTATGGTACAAACCCAAATTGGTCTAAGCCATACACCAAAAATGGTGCAACAAATACTATTCTACTATATTACTATTCTACTATTACTATTCTTTTTTAAAGCAAAATTGAATTGTGACATTTTTATTATGAAATGATATAATTGAATCAGATTTTAAGGAGGAAGTAAACGAATGAGTAATACCATAGCAATAAAAGAAGATTTACTTTTAGATAAGAATCTAAAACCACAAGAAATATGTTTATTCCTGCATTTAATACGTTTATGTGATAGAGATACAGGAATTATAACAATAAGTGGAGTTGAACTTATGCAAGAAGCAAGAATGACCAATAAAGGTAGGATGATTAGATATTTGAATAATTTAATTGAGAATAGATATATAGATAAACTTGAAAATATAAATAAAAAATCTACTTACAAAATAAATAGGGAACACTTTTTTAAGTAATAACTTAGGTTATTGCTTATTTTTTTAAATATAAGTGTTGCTTTTTGGACACATATTATTTATAATCATAATAAAAGTGTACCCAAAAGGCTACGGAGGTAATGACAAATGAAATTTAATATAATGGGTTTTAACCAAATAAAATTGTATGATGAATATTTAAATTTAAATTGTAATGATGTTGTGGTATTAAGAACACTTATAGATATAATTCCTAAAATGGAGGTTAAAGTTGAAAAGGATAATAAAGAATTTAGTTGGGTGATGTATAAACTTTTAGTAGACGATTTACCCTTTATAACAAGGTCAGAATCAACAATGAAGAAGATAGTACAGAAATTGATAGATGCAGGTTTGATTGAAAGGCTGGTTGTAAATAGAGGTGGAAAGTATACATACTTTAGGAAAACTGATAAATGTATTGAATTAGAATACACATCAGAATCAACAGATAAAAAGGATGAACAGAAAAAATTTAATGATGAAGAAAAGAATAAAATAGAAAAAGTTAAAGGAGTATTAACAGAAAAAATATCAAATATAACAATAGATCAGGTCTTAAAATCAGATGATGAAATTTTACACGGGGCAGTTGAAGCATGTAATAACAAGAAGCTGGTGACTAATTCATATTTTATAAATTCAATAGGATTAGCAAAAGAGCATAGGCGTGAACCATACACAAAAAAGAATAATTTAAGATTTATGAATTTTGAGCCGAGAAAATATGATTATGACAAACTAGAAAGAAAATTACTTGGCTGGGAAGATGAGCATGAAGAATTAGATCATATAGAAGTATAGATCAAGGTATTAATGACCTTGATCTTTTTAAGCAGGATGAGTAAAGACAGTTGCAATGCTAAAGAATGCCAGGATAAATAAAAGAGTGCCTACGATTGCCATAATAATTAAAAAGACTTTAGTTCTTTTCTCATCACGCAAAGTATATTGCTTATAGGTAAATGCAGGTCTAAATATTACGAGCAGCAATGTTTCAATAGATTCTCCTACATTTTTAGGGTCGGCAATATATGTTTTTTCACCATCTTCTTTTATAAATTTAATTAGTTTAATTTTATTACCACCAAGGTTTTTTACTTTTTGTAATTTAAAAACCACTTTACCACTAAGAGCTATCATTATTAACATTCCAATAAATATACCAGATAAGAAGAGGATTATATCTTCAAAATGAATTACAGCATTATATCCTAATTTACTATCTAACCAGTATTCTATTCTCAAAAACCAATTCATAATTCTATTCCCCCTTTAATAAATCATTTGCAATTTCATAGATGCGTTTTGAAAATTCTTCTTTTTCATCATCTGATAATCTTGGGTCAATAGACAGTTCGGTCATGATTTTTTTTAAAGATGGCATTGATTCAATTTGTTTATCTGTAGGTGGTAGAATCCGATTATACCACTTAAAGATTATTTCAGGTTTGACATTATAGAATTCTGATAAATTAAAAATAATTATATCCGATGGAGCATGGATACCACGTTCTAATAGAGATAAATAATTGCCGCTTATATGTACTTGTTTAGCAACTTTAAATATAGAAAGCTTTGTTTCTTTTCTTAATGCTTTAAGTTTTTCACCAGCTTCTATCCACTCAGCTTTTGACATGGCAACAACTCTCCTTTTCAGTATTATGTTTATTTTATACCAAATAAATAAATCATATGTAAAAGTAATCAAGTTTTATATTTCTATAAAAACAATAATTTACATAAAGACAAATAGATAAATACTTTATAAAATAGAGCTATGAATTAAGGGGGAGTATTTTAATGAGGATAAATTTATATTTTAAAGATAATAGTGAAAAAGATGAGGTTATATTAAAATTACTAAATGATAAGTATTCAGCAAAGGACTATATAAAAGAAACATTATACAGATTAGCAGTTAAAGTTGAAAAGGATAAAGAAAGTAAAAAAATGAGGCAGTAAATTGCCTCATTTTTTATTTAGCCTGTTATATCTAATTGTATTCACACCAAGCATTATTGCAGATTCAATTATAACTTTCTCATCATGATTTAATGTCTTACCATCCAATTCTATAAAATCAGCATAAGCCATGATATTTAATAAATCCAATAAATCATTTGTTTCAAATTTTGTTGTTTCTGCAGTTCCAAGTAATTCATTAACTGAAACATTTAATGCATTAGCAATCTTAGAGAGAGTATCACCCTTAAGAGTTTGTCTTTTACCGCTTTCTATTTGACTAATTGTAGCATTACCTACATTGGCACGTTTGGAAAGTTCATAGGCACTAATTTTTCTTGCTTGTCTTGCCTTTTTTATGTTTAATCCTAAATCACTTATCATAAATTTACCTCAATATTTTAGCACCATTTGTGCTAATTCAACATAATATGTACTTTTGTTAACAACATTATATCATATTACACTAATCGTTCAAGTGGTGTTACAAGAATAGTTGAAGCTGAATTGTAAATATATGAAGTAAATATAAAAATAAGAAAAAATATATGTTTGTTTACGAAATAAACATTAAAAAATACTTTCGATAAGAAATAAAATGGAAGAATACTTGAGTAAAAATTAAATTATAGTTAAAAAATCAAAAAAACCAACTTTGAGTAGCCAACAAATGTCACCTATAATAGGGCATGAGGTTTTTGTTTGCGAAAATATATAAGGGGGATGGGAGATTGAAACAAAAGATAATAATTAATAGAGTAACAAACAAGATAGAATTTATCTCATCACAAAAATTAAAACAAAGTAAAAAAGAATTGGAGGTAAAAAATGACCATTGCGGATGCAATAAGAGAACATAGAGAAAATCAAGGGATAACACAATCAGATTTAGCAATTAAGATTAACAAGACAGTAAGGATGATTAAAAGATATGAAAAAGGAGATACAATTCCAAGTTTAAGAGTGTTAGGAAAAATCTTTGATAAATCAATTCATGAAATAATATACCAAGGAATAAGGGAGATTTGAAAATGGCTATAATGTATCATCAAATGAAGTATATACCTAATGAAAATAAATATGTTATTACAAAACTAAAACCTAGTAGAAATATAGATACTACTAAGATAGAAGGCGTTGCAAAATATTCAACTAATATGTGGGTGGGAAGAAGAAAACAGGATTTAGTTGATTATGCTGAAAAATTAAAGGTAGATTTAATTGAAAATTATCAAAAGAAATTAAATATGTTAATAAATAGATCGATTGAAGCTAAAAATGGTTAAATTATTTGAACATCAAAAAAGAGCATTACAAGCAACAAAACATAGAAATAAAGTTGCATATTATCTTGATATGGGATTAGGAAAAACATTTGTATGTAGTGAAAAAATGAAAGAATTAGATTCACGAATTAATTTATTGATTTGCCAAAAGTCCAAGATAGATGACTGGTATGAACATTTTAAAAGTCTATATTCAGAATATAAAGTGATGAAGTACTCTAAGCAGGACATTCCAAGTGAAGGAAAAATAATTTTGATAATTAATTATGACCTAGCTTGGAGAAGAGAAAAACTCAAGGGACTAGAAGATTTTACATTAATGCTAGATGAAAGTTCGCTTATAAAAAATATATCATCAAAAAGAACAAAATTTATTTTAAAACTAAATTTTAAGAATGTAATTTTATTATCTGGAACACCAGTGGGAGGTAAATACGAAGAACTTTATTCACAAATAAGATTGTTAGGATGGAATATATCAAAAAAATTATTTTATCAAAATTACATAGTTACAAGGAAAATTGATATTTGTGGTTTTAAAGTTGAAAAAGTAGTTGGATATAAAAATATTGAAAACTTAAAAAGTAAATTAAGAAAGCATGGGGCAATCTTTATGAAAACAGATGAAGTTTTCACATTGCCTGAAATTAGAGAAATTGAAATTAAAATAAAGCCAATTAAAGAGTATAAACATTTTAAAAAACATAGATTGATTGAGATTGATGGAAAAGAAATTGTAGGTGATACTGCACTTACTGCAATGCTTGGTGAAAGGCAACTGGCATCTATGTATAATCAACATAAATATGATGAATTAAAAGCTATATTAGAGAGTACAGAAAATAGAGTAATTATATTTTACAACTTTACTCATGAAGTACAGAAAATAGTTGACTTATGCAATAAATTAGAAAAGCCGATTTCTATTGTTAATGGTAAGCAGCGAAACTTAAATAATTATGAAGAACATAGTAATAGCATTACATTAATTCAATATCAAGCAGGAGCAATGGGATTAAATCTACAAAAATCAAATATAATGATTTATTTTAGTCTACCATTATCAAGTGATTTATTTGAGCAAAGTAAAAAGAGGATACATAGAATTGGTCAGAAAAATAATTGTATTTATTATCGCTTAATTACTGATGGATCAATAGATGAAAAGATATATCAAACGTTATTGCAAAGAAAAGATTTCACAGACAGATTATTTATGGAGGTTGATTAGAATATAAAAATGAAAGAATCACAGTTTCAAGAAAAGGTAATTAAATTTTTAAATTCATTAGATAATACATGGCATGTAAAAATATGGGGTGGAGGATTCATGAGAGCTGGAATTCCAGATATCATAGCCTGTATTAATGGAAGATTTGTAGCTATTGAATTAAAAGCAGATACTGGAATAGTTTCCGAACTTCAAAAGAGAAATATAAATTTAATAACTGAATCAAAAGGAATAGGAATGATTTTATATCCAAAAGGATTTGAAAAATTTAAAAAAGAGATTAGTAGTTTATCAAAATTAAAGTTTAATGTTATAGGAGAAAAGAATGACAAGAGTAGAATGTGATGCTAAAACATGTGCTTTTTATAAAGACGGAGTTTGTATTTCAAACAAAATAAAATTAGTTGATTTTGAATACTATCTAGATAAAGAAATGGTAAGAAGAGATGCTCTAGACGATGATATGAAGTGTGTAACGTATCAATATAACAAGGGGTTAAATTTGAATTATGAATAAATTAACAGAAAATGATTTACAAGAACAACAACCAAAAAAATTTATCATAAATGATATTGCAAGTGCTAGTTGGGCGTTAAGAAAGTTAAGAGCAATTAATGGAAAGCAAGAAGAAATTGCAAAGATTGCGGAGCAGGAAATAGAAAGAATAAATAATTGGAAAGATCAAGAGTTAAAGCAATATGAAGATAGTAAACAGAGTCTTGAAGGCTTATTAACTGCCTATTATATAAGAGAAAAATCAAAAGATAAAAGATTTAAACTTTCAACGCCTTATGGAAAAGTAAGTAGGCGTAAATGTAATAAGTGGATCTATGAAGATGAGGAAGCACTAAAGAAATATTTAAAAGAAAATGATATTGAAGCAATAAAAATAAAAGAAGAAATAGATAAAAACATGATAAAAAGATTATTTAAAAATGGAGTTAATGAAGAAACAGGTGAGCTTTTACATGGAATTAGAATAGAAGAAACTGAAAATATTAGTGTGAAAGCTGAATGAAAAATTTATTAAGAATAGGAGCTTGAAAGTGGGAATACCTGTGATGATATTAGGGGAAAGTGGTTCAGGAAAATCAACTAGTATGAGAAACTTTGATGTTAAAGAAGTAGGAATATTTAATGTTGCTAGCAAGCCGCTTCCTTTTAAGAAAAAGTTAAATAAAATAAATAATGCAAAATATGAACATATAATAAATGTATTAAAAAAGCCAACTTTAAAAAAATATGTGATAGATGATAGTCAATATTTGATGGCATTTGAAATGTTTGATAGAGCTAAAGAGGTAGGATATAACAAATTTACAGATGTGGCACTAAACTTTAGAAATTTAATTGATTTTATAGTAACAAAAGTTCCAGATGATGTGATAGTTTATTTTTTGCATCACTCTGAACAAAATGAAAATGGGAAAATAAAAGCAAAAACAAGTGGCAAAATGCTAGATAATCAATTAACACTTGAAGGGTTATTCAGCATCGTATTATTAGCACATACAGATGGAGCAAATCATAAATTCATTACTCAATCGGATGGGTTTACTACTTGTAAGAGTCCTATGGAGATGTTTTTACCTGAAATAGATAATGATTTAAAGTTAGTGGACAATGTAATCAGAGAATATTATGAATTTGAAAGTGAGATGAAAAAATGCTAAAACCTAAAAATTTTGAACAAGTACAATCATATGGAGTATTTATACCATTAGAAACAGGTGGACACATATGTAGAATCATGAAAGTTGAAGAAAGTAAAAGTATAACAGGAAAAGAGATGGTTACTGTATATTTGGATACGGATATTACAGATATACAACCTAATTACTATTCTAATATGTATAAAGAGGATATAAGAACAGATAAGAAATGGAGCAATAACTCTGTAAAAAGATTATTTGTATATGATTATAATGGTAATACAGATAGACGTTTTAAAACTTTTATAGAATGTGTACAAGATAGTAATAAAGGTTTTGAAGTGCAGTGGAATGATAAGTTTGAAAATTGCTTCAAGGGCAAATTAGTTGGTGGCGTATTTGGAAGAGAAGAATATGAAAATCAGAATGGAGAAAAAAAGTTTGCTGTGAAAATTCAAAATTTTAGAACAATCCAAGATGTTAAAAAAGGAATAGTTAAAGTTCCAAAAGATAAACTCTTAAATAGTAGTAATGATGAAGAATTGGTTCCTGATAATTTTGGACAGATGCCATTTTAACTTGCAGTTGAAGAAAGGAATTTACAATGAATGCAAAAGATAAGATACGGATAAAAGTTAGTGAAAAAGGATATAGTAAAAAGCCAGATGTAGATGAAATAAAGAAAATAACTTGGCAGATGAAAAATAATAATTCGAGAAGTATTGATTATAAAGAATTAGCAGGTATTTTATCGCAAGGTCATTCAGTGTTATTAGCAGATTTTAAAGAAGTGGGCAATATAAAAGAAGATAATATAAGCTCTCTTTCTTGCGTAGCATTAGACATTGATTCTAAGGAAAATAGAATAAATATCTATGAAATGATTAGCAAAATTAATGTAGCTTTATCTATATATCCTATTTTGTCTTATTGTACATTCTCAGATAAAGATGGGAGTAAATTTAGGCTAATTTATAGATTAGAAAATAACATAGATGTTGAAACATATAGAACATTATATTTATCACTTCAGTGGAAATTCAAAAAATATTTAGATCCAGCTACCAAGAATGCAAATCGCATATGGGCAGGAACAGATAAGGGTGTTACATATGTTGAAAATGATGTACCCATTTCATTTGATAAAATAATTAAATTAATAAGAGGATACCATGCTAGTTTGAAAAGGAAAGATAAAAGAAGAAGGATAGTATCAAATAGTAAATATAAAGAATTTCATTTTGATAATGATATCTATATAAAGCCAGAACATAAAGAAGAAGTTATGAAATACTTAATAGATAGTATAGATTTAAGAGAATTTATGCCTAAACATTTAGGGGGGATTTTTAAAAGGAATGGTGATAAATTAATAGGATCATGTGTACTTCATGGAGGAGATAATGAAACAGCTTTGGTTATAAGTAGAGATAGATACACTTGTTTTACTCATTGTGGAAGTGGGAATATTATTACAGTCGCAAGGAAGGTTTATAATATTGATAATTTTTCAATGGTAGCTTTTAAATTGTTAGCAGAGCATAACTTAAATATACCATCAGAGTATGTAAGGGAGGTTCATAGTGGGGAAGGTAATAACAATGAAGAATGTTAGAAATGGTAATGAATCTACCATAGCATGGAAATATGAAGCCTTTAAGAAAGATGGTTCAAGCTATCCTTTGAAGATATGGGAGAACTTAGAGTGTTTATTAGAAGAATACGATATAGAGCTTAGATATAATCAAGTTAGCAAAGAAATTGTTTCTAATATGGGTAATTCAAGTAGAAATACATTATTAACTGATATATATTCATTAAATTTAAAAGAGTTTCTTAATTTAAGTAGAGAAGAAACTGCAAATACAATGATAAGAATAGCAGAAAAAAATAGTTATAATCCATTTGTAGATAAGCTTAAGGAATATGAAAATAGTGATTATAGCTTAATTAATAGTGTTTTTGATTGCATCATATTAAGTGATGAATTTTCCGAGAATTATAATTATTATTACACTCTATTTGTGAAGTGGTGCTTGAATGTTGTAAAACTAGGTAATAATACTTTGGAAAAAGAGTATAGAAGTTCAGGAGTATTAGTATTACAAGGTGGGCAAGGCTGCTATAAATCTACATTTGCTAGCAAACTTATACCATATAAAGAATTATATAAGGGTGATAAGACATTAGATCCAGAAAAAACAGATTCTATAATTCAAAATACAAATTATATTCTTGTAGAATGGGGAGAATTAGATTCAACATTAAAGGGAGAGCAATCTAAATTAAAGCAATTTATAACAAGTGCAAGTGATGAATATAGATCACCCTATGCTAGATTTACTGAGAAACATCCAAGGCTAACAAGTTATATAGGTACTGTAAATAAGGTTGATTTTCTAAAAGATGAAACTGGATCAAGGAGATTTTGGATTATACCAGTTGAAAGATGTGATATTGAAAAAATGGACAAAATAGATATGAAAAGATTTTGGGGAGCAGTTTATTCACTTTGGAAACGTGGAAATATAAAGGATTATTTAGAAGAAGATGAAAGAGCTAAACTTGATGAGATTAATGCCAGATATAATTATAAAACAGATATATCATATATAATTGAGGAAAAAATAAGATGGGATATGCCAAAAGAAGAATGGGAAGTTTATGGAATAACTGAAATATCTAATTATTTATTAGTAAGAGAAAATAAGAGTTTAAAGATAGAGCTAGAGAAAAAAGGACTTAAATATACTGCTCATAGAAATAAAGAGGGAAAATTAAAAAAAGGCTTCAAATTACCACGTTTTGAAACAAGATTTAATTTATAAGTAACAGTTACCTAATTGTTACTCAAATGTTACTTCAAAAAAATCCTTCAATCTTAATAATATAGCCATTGTTACTATGTTACCTATATATTATATAAGTATTATTATAAATACATATTATATAGCTAGTGGCATAGGATTTATAGGGCTATATAGGAAATTTAAAAAGTAACAAGGTAACAAGATAATGAAAGCTAGTGAATTCAATATATTAAACGTTTAAATATAAGGTAACAAAGTAGTAACAGAAAGAGTAATAAGATAAAAATAGGAGTAAATAAATGTTGACATATAAAAAGATAATAAATGGATGCCAAGCTATGGACAAAGATGAAATGTTGCTATTTATGAAAAATGAATTTAATAAGAGAGTAGCAAGAATTAAAAAGGCAGAAAGATATTATAGCAATCCAAGTACTACAGATGAAGATGTTGAAAGAACATGTAGAGAATTTTTATTGATATTTGATGAGGTTACAAGGATAGTTAATGAGATAGAAGAATATACAGGTCAAAAATTAAGTTTAGAAATAATAGAAAATGGATTTGTAATATAAGGAGCAGCTTCATGAAAGAACTATTTAAGAAAACAGAAAGTATATTATACAATTATGCGATGCTTAAAGCTGAGATTAATAACTTAGAATTAGAGATTGAAGAGATAGAAAATGAATATGTAGGAATAGGTGCAATTTCATATGAAGAAAGAAGTGGAGCAACAAATAAAATAAGTGATACTGTTGCAAATGAAATTGTATTTAAAGAAAAGGAATCTTATAAGTTAAATAAGATGAAAAGGTCAAAAGAAATATTATTAGCTAAAATAAATAATGGATTAGAAGCTCTTGATCAAAGTGAAAGAAATTTTATTCAATATAGATATTTAAATGGAAAAAGGACATGGTTAGAAGTCGGAGAGATATTATCATTAGACTCAAATTATTGTTGTAATTCATTAAGACCAATGATTATAAATAAGTTATCAGCTATGATTTTTCCTAATCGATAAATTAAAGATATTTAAACGATATAAGTTCAATATATAACATATATGAAGCTATGTTATTATACTATCATAGAGTTAAATCAAAAGAGGAAATAGTCCTCAAGTAAGCACTTATAAAGGGTGAAAGTAATCTACTTCACTTTGTTTTATAGGTGCTTTTTATATTTCAAATAAGGAGAACTAGATGAATATTCAATTATTAAAATTAACGGATATAAAACCATATCCTAATAATCCTCGGATAAATGATAAGGCTGTAGATAGAGTAATAGCATCAATAAATGAATTTGGATTTAATTCACCTATTGTAGTTGATGGAAATTTAATGATTATAAATGGACATACAAGGTATAAAGCTTCACAAAAGATGAACTTAGAAAAAGTACCAGTAGTTATAGTTGATAATTTAACTAACGAACAGGTAAAAGCTTATAGGATAGCTGATAATAAAACAGCGGAATATTCAGAGTGGGACTATGATAAGTTGATTAAAGAAATACAGGAGCTATGTCATGCTAATTATGATTTAGATATGACTGGATTTGATGAATCTGAATGTTTAAAAATGATTGAAGATTTAAGTGAATTTGATGAAAAAGTTCCAGAGGATGATATTGATGTAGAAAGTGAACTAGAAAAGCTTGAGAATGAAACACCTACAGTAAAACGAGGGCAAATTTATAAGTTAGGAAAACATTATTTAATGTGTGGAGATAGCACATGTGAAAGTGATGTAAGAAAACTAATGAGTGCTAGTGGAGAAGAGGTGAAAGCAAGTTTAGTGTGGACCGATCCACCTTATAATGTGGCATATGAAGATAGCAAAGGTAGGAGCATAAAGAATGATGATATGGATTCAAAAGCATTTAAAGAATTTCTTGATTTAATATTTATGAATTATGATAAATTTACAGAAAAAAATTGTCCTTTTTATGTTTGCTATGCTTCAAGAGAACATATAAACTTTGAGAACTCTATGAAAGATAATGGTATCAATGTAAGAACTCAAATAATTTGGGTAAAGAATGTTGCAACATTTGGGTTTGCCCAATATAAGTGGAAGCATGAACCCATATTATATGGAGCAAAAGAAAAAGGTTCTATTAGATTTTATGGTGATAGAAAGAACACTACAGTATGGGAAAACTTAAATCATGAAGCTTTTGAAATAGAAAAAAATAATGATAAGAAAATAATTAAAATTCATGCTGAAGGTAGAGATTATCATATAACAGTATCAGAGATTGAAAATATAGAAATAGATAGTCATGATAATTCAACAGTATGGAAAGTTCCAAGAGAAAGTAATTATGTACATCCTAATCAAAAGCCATTACAACTGATTATGAAAGCGATAAATAACTCATCACAAGCAGGAGATATAATGTTAGAACTGTTTGGAGGAAGTGGTTCAACTTTAATAGCTGCAGAACAAATGGGAAGAGTATCTTATAACATGGAACTTGATCCAGTGTATGCTCAAGTAATAATCAATAGATTTGAACTGGTTACTGGAATTAAAGCAGAGTTAATAAATTAAGGTTGGTGCAGTATGAGTAAGAATATTCAAAAGTTAAAACTTGAAGATTATTTAAAAGAGAATGAAAACAACCTTAAAATTATAAAAGCGTCAATCAATAAATTCTTAAAGGAATTATCAGAAGGAAACATAAAGATCGATGATGTTGCAGACTTTGAAAAACTTGTAAAACTTGATACACATCTGAAAGAACAGGATATGAAGTACAGAAATTTCCTGAGGTATAAGTAATGGTTAAATACAAAGGATGTCCTAGATGTAAAAGAAAGATGCCTTTAGAAGTTAAAGGACAATGTGAAGAATGTAAGAGAAATAGATATAAATATTTAAAGACATTGCCAAGTATTAAAAGGGATAGAGTTCAAAGCATTTATAACAATTCACAATGGACAAGAACAAGACTTGAAGTTATTAAGAGAGCAAAAGGACTATGTGAAGTATGTAAAGCACAGGGAAGGCTTAGAGCAGGAAATGAAGTTCATCATATTGTTAAGGTTGCTAATGGAGATAACTCAACTCATTATTATTTGGATAATTTGATTTATGTTTGTACTAAATGTCATAGACATATTGAAGGAAAAGATATGAATTATATTTTAAAATATTGTAACAAATAATTAGAGTATATAAAAAGTTAAATATGCTTATTTTATGTTAAGAATACAAATAAAATAAAAAGCCACTTTATAAATATTAAGTGGCTGTGGGTTATTTAGATAGTTTTGAAAATAAAGATTTTATAATCCATGATATTACACATAATGGAATTACAATCCATCCTACTAATATAACAGTAATTATTCTAGAACCTATAGATGTAAATGATACTATACCAAAAAAATCTTGTACTTTTAATAAAGCGAACCATCCAAAAAAAACATATAAACCTAATAAAAATATTTCCATAATAACCTCCAATTTATAATAATATACAATATATAGTATATTTAATTTTGGTAATTATGTAAATAAAAAGTTGATTTAACAATATTATTGTCGATATTAAGAGTTAGACTTTAGAGTGGGGGAGATAGTATTTTTTTGTACTATAGTACCATAGAACATAAGGCAGGGAGGAAATTATAAAAATTGCCGAAATGAAGTTTTTAAATAATAAATATGATATAATTATTTTGTAATATTTTAATAAAATGTACAAAATTATAAATTGAGGTAATTTAATGAGAGTAACAATTAGTAAAATAAAAAAGTTTTTTGGCATTGAAAATATAAAGGATTTTTTAGAAGTTGTTGCATGGATTACAACGGCTTTTATTGCAATTTTAACATTAAATATATATAGTAAACAGCTAAAATTAGATGAACATTTAAATGAACCTGTATTTGAAATAAGTGTTATACAAGATACTATAGATGATACTTATGAGCAGTATTTGCAAATTATTAATACTGGTAAAGCAATAGAAAATAAAGAAATTGATACAGAGGCTATTTTATTGTTACAAAGAACAGAAAATGAAGATAATTCTACACTGAAAAATATACAAATCAGAGTAGAAAATTTCTTCTATAATGAGAATGATATGATGAATTATGGTAATAATTTGGCTGGAGTTATTTGTAGAAGAGAGACTAATTTTAATTATATAGATATACAAAATCAGGTATTAGATATAAGAAGTAAATTAAATTCTAGCTATAATAAAACCATTCAAGTGTATCCAGATTTTATTTATTTCATAAAAATAAGTTATAGAAACTATGATGGTAAAGAGAAAAATAGATATTATAAAGTAGGTAGATATAATAATAAAGAAATTGCGAAAGAAGAGTATGAAAGTATATTTAATTTACCAATAATAGATGTAAAAAAAGAATACCATGATGTTTTAGTTGATTTTATTAAATAGTAATGTGTTAAGAATATATAGAATTAGTATAATATGAGGTGGTGGTATTATAGCAAGAGCACCAAAACCAATTGTCCTGCAATCATCAAAGGTGAGTAAAGAAGAAAAAGAACGCAGGCAGGAAGCAGAAGATAAATTAAAAGGAAATGATGATAAAGTTTATAAGCCGCCACGAGGTATGAATCCGAGGGTGGCTAAAATTTATATTGCTATCGTGGAAGAATTAAAACATGCAAAAGTATTAAATAATTTAGATGTGGATCTCATAAGTATTACTGCAGATTCAATATATAGGCTTGGAGTTGCTAGAAAAAATCTGGACAAATATGGTGAAGTTATTGCTGACTTTAATGGAAAGTTAACTAAGTCACCTTGGGTTCAGATTACTAAGGACTACCAAGCCATTTTTCATGCAGGTGTTAGGGAGCTAGGATTATCACCTTCAAGTAGAGCAAAGCTTGCAATGTATCAAGTTGAGGCTAATGCAGATGCAAGTGAGGAGGATGAACTCTTTGATAACATATAGTTGCATAGAGGAAACTAAGGCTTATTGGTATGCTTGGAATGTTGTCGAAGGAAATATTATTGCTTGTGAGGATGTATTCAATTCATGTAATAGATTTTTAAAAGATGTTGAAAGATATGAGGAGGATGATTTTCCTTACTATTTTGATTTAGATATCATGGCAAGAATTGAAAATGTAGCTTCATGTTTTAAGTTTACAAGTGGAGCAAGAGCGGGAGAAAAAATTGATCTAGCACCACCTCAAAGTTTTATACTTGGAAATATATATGGATGGAGATTTAAAAATAATAAGAAGAAACGAAGATTTAGATTTGTTTTCTTGATGATTTCAAGAAAGAATTCTAAGTCTTTTTTAATTGCCTTGATTTCCTTAATGGCTATGATGGATGAGCAGGAAAATGAAACTTATAGTTTTGCAGGTAAGAAAGAGCAGGCAAGAATATGTTTTGAGCAAGCAAAGGCACTTATAAGGAGTAATCCAAAGGTAGCAAGGAAGTTCAAATTAAATAAATTAGAGATAGTTTTAAAGAAAAATAATTCAAAGTTTCAACCATTAGCATCAGAAGAAAAGACACTTGATGGTACATCGCCATCAACAGGAATTATTGATGAAGCCTATATTGTACCAGTTGGAGTTAAAAACTCAGTATCTTCAGGAACAGGAGCAAGACTATCACCTTTAATTGTGTGCATTACAACAAGCTATGATGTGCCTAGTGTTGGAAATTGGGCATGGGAAGATATGCAATATACAAAGAAGATAAATGTAGGGATTGCAGAAAATGAAAGACACTTTGGAATGATTTATTCTCTTGATGATGAAAAAGAAGTTGATAAACCAGAGTTATGGGAAAAAGCAAATCCACTTATACCATATTCACCAGTGCTTATGGAAGATTTACATGAAGCATACAAGAGAACAAAGCTTTCACCAGCAGAGCTCAGAAATTTTAAAATTAAAAGAATGAATTTAATACTTGATGGAGTTGGTATTGATAAATATCTACATTTACCATCATGGCGAGAAAATATGGTAGAGAGCATTGATTTTAATAAGAGATATGTTTTCTATGGAGTAGATTTATCAATTACAACAGATTTATCGGCAGTAGCTAAGTGCATATATGATCCATATACTGATACTTTTGAAATTGAAGTGCATGGATTTGCACCACAAGAAAATATTCATGAGCTAGAAGTAAGAGATGGGATACCTTATAGACAGTATGCAGATGAAGGATACATAACATTATGTCCAGGAAGGGTAATTGACCAAGATTTTATTATTGAATGGATATTAAAAGAACAGAACCAAGATTATATTGCTATGGTTGGATATGACCCTTATAACTCAGATTATATGCTTAATAGACTTGATGAACTTGGAATTAATACTTTTGAAATAAGGCAAGGTTACAGAATGTTATCTGGTCCAACTAAGTTATTTAGAGAATACGTTTATAAGCACAAAATCAAATATAAGAAGAATCCAATATTAGAATGGTGTGTAAGTAATGCCATAACAACAAAAGATAAATTTCAAAATGAGATATTAGATAAAGTTAAGTCTGAAAATAAAATTGATTTATTAGCAGCTGCGATATTTTCATTTTTAATGTGTGATATGGAGAAATGGAACTATGTAGATAAGGTATATGATGATGATTATATAGTTTAAAGGGGGTGAATGATTGAACATAAAAGAACTAATGACAAGATCACTTGAAACTTTTTTACGTTTGGGAAGTGATACAAATTCAGTTGAATTAGATAATGAAACAATGGCAATGCTTGACGATTTAAATGAGGATGGAGTAACTGATTTTAAGATAGAAAATGTTCCATTAACAAGAGAAGTTGCAATGAAAATTACTGCACTTAATGAGGGGATAAATCAAATTTCAGATTCAATATCTGCATTACCAGTTTATTTATATAAACGAGAAGATGATGGTTCAAGGCAAAAGGTTAAAGATAAAAGAAATAAATTATTAAACCTTGAAAATAGCAAGCACTCAACATCATATAACATGAAGAAAAATTTAATTATGGACTTTTTATTTTATGGTAATGGATACTTGGACATTAATAGGGATGTTAAAAATGAAATTATTTCATTGATGCATATTCCATATAAAGAAGTTCAATTAATTGATGTTAATTCAATAAATAAGAGAGATGCAGAGTATCAATATAGTTATTGGGGAATGACAAATGAATTTCATGAGGTATTAAATTTAGTTAGAAATCCTTATAGGGATCAATTGAAAGGAATTGGAGTTTTAGAAGAAGGCTCAATGGCTTTAGAGGGAGCAACTGGACTTGATGAATATTCTAAAAATGTTATTAATACGGGCTTTAATGCACGTGGGGTGATTGAAAGTGAAAAGATAATGTCAAAACCTTCAAGGCAGAGCTTAACTGCTATGCTAAAAAGGTTTTTTAGTGGTGGAAAGAATTCTGGAAAGATTTTAATTCTTGATGATGGAATGAAGTTTAAAGGTTTGAGCTTATCACCAGCAGATATGAACTTGTTGCAACAAAAAAGTTTTACAGTTGAAGATATAGCAAGACTTTTAAAAATGCCAAGTTATATGCTTGGAGCTTCAGGTTCAAGTATGGTTTATTCAAATGTTGAGCAGACACAGTTAATGTTTTTACAGATGACAATTGACCCAATTTTAAGATTAATTGAAGATACATTTAATAAATATCTGCTTACCGAAGATGAAAAGGAAAGTGGATTTTTCTTTGAATTTAGTACTCAGAATATGCTAAGAACTACACCAGAAAAAGAAATATTAATGTATGCAAATGCAGTAAAGGGTTCTTTATTGACAGTAAATGAAGCAAGAAGAAAGATGAACTGGAATTATCTAAAAGGCATGGATAGACCAATTGTTATGAGTGGAACCTGTACTATAAATGAGAATGGTGAAGTTATTGGAGTCAATAGTGAGCCAGCGAAAGGAGGTGATGATAATAAATAAACTAGAATATAGAGCAGTTGATGAAATAAGAGCAATAGAAGATGGAAAACAGATGATTATTGAAGGTGTTGTAAATAATATTGGTCAATGGTCAAAGCCAATAGGTGGACAGTTCAGAGAAAAAATAAATGAAGGTGTATTTGAAAGAGCAATAACTAGAGCATTAGAAAAAGGAGATATATTCTTTTTACATCAGCATGATAATAGAGCATTGCCATTGGCATCAGTTAAATCTAATACATTGGAACTTATAGAAGATAAAGAAAGTAATCAATTAAAAATGAGAGCAGTTCTACCAGATACAAGTTTTTCAAGAGATGTTTATTCTTTAGTTAAAAGTGGAGTTTTAAGAGAATTTAGCTTTGGATTTAATAAACCAAAGTCAAAATGGAGTGTTGGAAAAGATGGCATAAAGGAAAGGTCATTAGTTGATTTTGATATTCATGAAATTTCTATTGTTAGAGTTGGAGCTTATAATGAAACGCAGGCTTATGCTAGGGCATTTGAAGAATTGGAAACCGAAAAACAAATATCATCCGATAAATATAATGAAATGTATAAATATAATAAAAATAAAGTTGAGTTATTAAAAACATGTCAAGTCTCAAAATTAATTAAATTTGTTCATTAAAGTTAAATAGCTTTATTTTGAAGCCAATTAACTTTAATAGGAGTGTAAAAAAAGTCTACTATACCTATAAAAAAACTGAATATACTTGATGAAAAAACCGAGATCATTGGCGATAGGATATACTAAAATAAAATCTATATATTTCTTTAATATACTTTTAATTACTTATTAGACATATATAGTTATTTGATTATATAATAACAGCTGTAAGATGAAATTAAAGAAATGGGGTAGGTAAAATGTTAGAGTTTAAAATGCTTAATGAAACAATAAAAGAGTGTGACGATTTGATAATCACTAGAGTATCATCAGAAAACATATATTCTGTGATGCTATATAATACAACAGCAATAACAAAATTATATGAAAACTTAAAACAATATAAAAGGATATTAATACTTTGTGAAGAGGTAGTAGTATGTGTAGCTAAAATAATTGGAAAAGAAGACTATGAATTTGAAAAATACAATGAAATATGGAAAAATAATACTGGAGCTTGGAATAGTATAATAAAATTTACAGATGTGATTTATTTAGGAAGAACTATAAAAGATATTTTTGGTGAAAAAACAACAATAAAGAATATTGAAACAGTAGGGTATATTAACAATATAGATGAATTTAATTTATTAAAAAGAGAAATAAAAACAATGTATGCATATCATATACATTCAGAACTATCTGATATGGGATTATTAAAATAAAATTATTATTGCGCTATCAAATGAGATCCATTTGATAGCGTTTTCTCATACCTAAATTTAATAAACGAAAGAGGGAAAACAAAAGATGGATAAATTAAAGAAACTACAAGAAAAAAGAGCTGTTATTATAACAGAAATGGAAACTGCAAATGAAAATAGAGCATTTGATGTATTTGAATCAAAAGAACTTGAATTACAAGAAGTAGATAGAGAAATCAATGTTGAAAAAAGAATGTTAGAAATTAAGAAAAGTAAAAATATAAATCATATTAAAGATAAAGAAAATGAAGTTGATGAGATAAGAAACGCAATTGAAAATAATGATGAATTAGATTTAAGAGAACTAGAAGTAAGAACAATGACAATAGGTGAAGTAACAGAAGGAAATGTATCAGCAGGAAATATTAAAAAGACAACTTATGCTGATTACATTTTAAAGAAACTACCATACATTTCATCACTTTATGGAGCAATGAGAAAAGAAGTTCTTACATCAGCAACTCATTCAATACCAGTTCAAAAAAATAAGATTGGTAAGTTTGTAAAGATGAATGAGTTACAGAAATATGCTTCACAACATGCAGATTACAACACTGTTAAAGTTGAACCTAATAAATATGGTACTTTGATTACATTCTCAGAAGAAGTGCTTGAGGATTTAGGATATAACCTAGAAACTGATATGTTATCACAATTAACAGAAGCATATGGAGCTACACTTGATGAATTAATTGTAACAGGTGATGAGTCAAATAAAGTTCAGGGATTAAATGCTTTTATTAATGATGAAGATTCACATAAGGTAGAGCAATTAACTGCAGGAAAGATTACTGCTGATGAATTAGTTGATATATTTTATTCTTTGCCAGTTCAATACAGAAATAATGCTACATGGATAATTTCAGATTCGACAGCAAGAGAACTATCAAAGCTTACTTATAATGACGGAACCCCAGTATTATTCACAGGATATAATAATGCACCAGTAGGTCAAAACTCAACAATACTTGGAAAGCCAGTTATTATTAATGATTATGTTTCAAATTTAAATGAAGAAGGTGTAGGAATATTCTTTGGAGATTTAACTAAAGCATTAGTAGTTGCACCAAGAAAGGCATTTACAATCAAAAGATCAGATGAATTTGGATTTATTGATGATAGTGTTGCAATCAAAGCTAATGTAAGATTAGATATTAAAAAGACTTTAGGTGAAGCAATGGCAGTATACAAAACACTAACACCAGTTGCATAATAAAGGTTAAATAATGAGATTAAGTGATTTGAATTTAAGTTATGTTAAAAAGTTTTTAAATGTGGATCATGCTATGGATGATGCAAGGCTTCAAGCTCATATAGATAGTGCAATAAGTTATATTGCATTATCTCATGGTTATGATGTTGAAAGTGATATGGAAGCCAATCAATTATTAACTGACCTTGCATTAGTTATGATTCAAGATTTATATGACAATGGCAAGATTACAAGCCAAGGAACAATATCATTTATGACTGTTGACAGGAGATTTTAATGACTAACAGGTTTAAAATAAAATCTAGTGATTTAAAACAGATTATTTCTATTGAAAGATTGTCTAGTAATAGGAATGATGATGGAATTTTAGTTGAGAGATATAATGAAATATTAAATGTAAGGGCAAGAGTGGTTAATATTGATGGCAATGAAAGTAATAATAATCAAGTAATTCAAAATAAAGTAAAGATAGAATTTTATATAAGATTTAATCCTTTAGTTGAAATAAAAGATTCTGATAGAATTAATTTTAAAAATAATTATTTTAATATAACTTATATTGATAATTTGGATAATCGTAATAGATGGTTGAAAATCAAAGGGGTAAAAATAGAATAATGGCAATTGAAATACAAGGTATTAATAACCTCATAAATAAATTAAATAAGGTTTCAAATATTGAAGCAAAAGAAATGATTGAAGAAGTAGCAAAAGATGTTGAAACTGCAATAGTAAATGAAGTAAGAACATTTTCGGATACTGAATATTTGTATATTGGAAAATGTGATGTAAGAGATTACGGTTCAAGTTATTTTGTTGATATTGGATTAAAAAATGATACTGTAGATTTTGAATTGTGGAAGGGATTATGGTATCACAATTGGGGGTATACTCATTGGAAAAGTGGAGAGATGATAACAGCTCATGTAATGTGGTTTGATAATGCAGTAACTTCAATTAGAAATAATGTTACAAATAAAATTAAATATAAAATCAAACAAGAACTAAATCAATTTAATAAGTAGTAGTTATTAAATTCAATAAAAATGGTATAATTAACAATATAAGTTAGAAAATTGATAATTAATTATAAGGGGGAGAATAAAATGTTTGGTACAGTAATTATAGATGCTTATAGAAAAGAAGAAACTATGGAAATTGCAGATGCACTTGACGATTTATGTAGCCCAAATGATAACTACGGATGGGCATCAGCAGGAATATATTGTTTTTGGGATTATTATAATCACAAAGTTCTTTATATGGGATTAGCTAGTGATTTATGCGAAAGGTTTAAACAACATAATGGACTTTTACCAATAGCTGATGAATGTTGTAAACAAAAACAAATTGATAATTATTTTAAATATAACGAACAATTAGGATATACAATCTTTGTTCAATCTCCATTATCACAACCATTAACTCATAGGAATAAAGCAACTTATGAAAATTTTGCAAAGCAAGATAATTCTCCAGTTGAAGATATGTTAAGTGAACAAGGAAAAGATGATATCAAAAGAGTTGAAGGAATTTTAATTGAATCTTACAGAAGAACTTATGGAGAATTACCACCATGGAACAAAGTAGGTGGTTCTATAGAAGGACAAAAAAGAGTAATGGGAAATAATATTAATATTGTTCGGAGCTTCTGTAATCCAGACAAATATGAAATTAATCCAATTGTATCTCGTTCTACTTTAAGAGAATTATCGAATAATTCAGAATATGAGATGTATGAAAATTTCCTTCATGCTGTACGAATGTATATGTTGATGTGGGGAATGGATTATAATAAGGCATTAGATTTTACAAATAGAAATGATACTTTTGGCTATTATCAAAAAATGATAGAAGCTGGATATAATAAGAAAAAATTAATAGTTTAGTGATTTGTATTTATTAAAATAATTTTTTATTTTGACAGAGCAATTTTTAAAGTAGGTGATTTATTGATTAACAAAATGTTATTAGAAGCATTTGATGAATTAAAATTACCTGCTTTTTATATTTCAAAAGGTAATTTTAAAAAGTCGTGTGTGGTGTTTAATTATATAGAAACACCATCATCATTTGCAGATAATAAAGAAGATACAACATCATATGATATTCTTTTGAATTTATATGATAAAGAAAACATAAAAGAAAAAAGTAAAAATATAATAGAAAAATTAAATGAATATGGTTTTAAGAAAGTCGCCATACAGTCAGCACTTGATTGTAATGACGGCTTTTTTAATATGCCAATAAAACTAAAGATTAAACTAGAAAGTAGGGATTAATAAGTGGCAAAGAGAGCAGAAGGATGTAGATTTCTACATCTAGCTAAAAGAACAACTACAGGTGGGCTAATAGCATTTGAAACTCCAATACCATTAGAAGGGTTAGAAGATATTTCATTAACTAATAATTATGCAGAAGGGTCAGCATTTTCAGATAATGTACAAGATACAAATATTAAGAAGCCTTCATTTATAGATATAGCAATTACATTAAGAGAATTATCAAATGAACTCGAAGCATTTATTATGGGAAAGAAATATGTGAATGGTAAAAAGGTCACATGTGTTACTGATTCAGCACCATCACTAGCACTTTTATATCAGCAGACGAATTCAGATGGAACATATACTAATAGAGTTTTATATAACTGTACTTTAGCTAGAGATGAAGTAAGTAATACTACAACTACAGATTCAATATCATTTGATTCAGTTAAATTAAGTGGTAAAGCAATTCCTTTAGCTGATGGAAATCTAGATTTAACTATGGAAAGTGATGATCCAGGTATTGATGCAGAAGAATTAGCAAAATTCTTTGAAGAAGTAGTTCTACCATAGTAATTTTATATGTAGATATTTACAAAAAAATAAAAAACTGATAATATTGAATAAAATATTAATGAAAGAAGTGCAGCAGAGTGATTGAAAAAGAAGCTTATATGAATATAGTTATGCGAATGATGAAATATAAGAATAATGAGTATGAAGATGAAGAAAATAAACAGTTAGAAAGTGATGATTTTATAATAATGGTATATTTATTCGGAATTTTAGATAATGAAAAACCTATAGAAGTTAAGAATAGCAGGATTTCAGAAATTACTAAAATACCTAAAAAATTTGTTAAAAACTCAATTAAAAGATTAGTTGAGTTAGGAATTCTAGTTGAGGTAAATGATAGATTTAATTTTGGACTTAAAATAGGTAATTGTCTAGATTTTAAAGAAGAAAATGAGTTAATAAAAGAATCTAATTAGGAGTAGTTAAATGCTACTCTTTTTATTTTGGGAGGATTTAATGAATATAGTAAAAAAAATTAAAGATATAAAAATAGGTGATGAAGATTATATCATGACATTTGATATGAGAAGTATTGCAGTATTTAAAGAACTGACAGGAAAATCATTTTTACAATCATCAGCAAAGCTTGGATTATTAGATGATGAAGTTGTACTTGGATTTATTGGTGCAACGCTTAGAAAAGTAAATGAAGAAAATAAGCCATTAGGGAAGCAGATATATGATATGGACATCATGTATCTGCTTTTAAATTTAAGTGAAATAGTGATAGAGCTTGTAACTTCATCACTACCACAAGCAAAGGTGGGGAATAAAAACATTAAAAAAAAGTAATTGATGAAGATATTGATATAGATTTCTTATTTTATTGTTATACAAGCATTTTAAATAAAACAGAAAATGAATTCTGGGAGAGTACACCTAGAAAGATATTTTCGCAGATGGATATATACAATAAATTAAATGGAAAAGGTAATGAAAATACAAAAGATAAAACTAATAATATCGTTCAAGGTGAAACAGTGACACTTAAGGCGGTAGATTAGAAAGGGGGCAGTATGTCAGAAAATTTAATTGTCACCTTGGGATTAAAGGATGCAGGAGTCAATAAACAGATTTCTGCTATAAATAAGGAATTAAGATATTTAGATAAAGAATTCAAAACTACAAATAAATCATCAAAAGACTTTGAAAGTAGTAGTGAAGGATTAAAAAATAAATTAACTTATTTAGAAAAGAAGTATGAAGTAAATAATTTAAAGTTACAAGCTTATAAGCAAAAGATGGATGAAGCAAAGAATGCTATTGCTAAGAAAGAAGAACAACTATCTAAGCTTACTAATGCTGAAGAAGTTAATGAAAAGGCAGTTGAGAAAGCATCAAATCAGCTTACTAGAATGAAAGAAACTCTTAGAGATACAGAGCGAAATATTTCACTTACTGAAGCTGAGATGAAAAACCTTTCAAATGAAACTGAAAATGTTAATGTGGCATTAAAGAAAAATGAATTGGAGCAGTACAGTAAAAAGTTAAAAAATATTAGTGAAAACTTAAATTCATTAGGTGATAAGCTGACAAATGCAGGTTCAAAAATATCAACACTAGGTGGAAACTTGATGAAATTATCATCACCACTGCTAGCTTTTTCAGGGTATAGTGCAAAGGTTGCTATGGATTTTGAAGAAGGTATGGATACGGTACAGGCACTTAGTGGAGCAACAGGAAAAGATCTTGAGTTATTATCAGATAAGGCAAAAGAAATGGGAGCATCCACATCTAAATCAGCAAAAGAGTCAGCAGATGCACTTGGATTTATGTCACTTGCAGGATGGGATGTAAATCAAATGTTAACTGGATTAGAACCTATTTTAAGAATGTCAGAAGCAGCAAATTCAGATTTATCATTAACAAGTGATTTAGTAACAGATTCAATGTCAGCACTTGGAGTGGAAGTTGAAGATTTAAATAGATATCTTGATATTGTTGCAAAATCACAAAGCAGTGCTAATACAAGTGCAACTCAAATGCTCGAAGCATACATATCATGTGGTGGAACTTTTAAAAATCTTAATGTACCACTTGAAGAAAGTGCAACATGGATTTCTATATTAGCTAATAGAGGTAAAAAAGCAAGTGAAGCAGGGAATTCTTTAAATTCAGTTTTAGTAAATCTTACTGGTGGATCATCAACGGCTAAAGGCGCAATGGATGAACTAGGAGTGAGTGCATGGGACTTAGATGGAAACTTTATAGGAATAGAAGCTACACTAAGATTATTAAATGATGCACTTGCAACATGTACACAAGAGCAGAAAACAAACTTTGAATCAGCTATAGGTGGAAAGACTCAGCTTGATACATTACAGGCATTACTAAGTGGACTTAATGAAGAGTATGTAGACTTAAAAGGAACAATAACTGATTCAGATGGAGCATTAAATAAGTTAGCAGAAACAATGCAGGATAATGCAAAGGGAAATGTTACAAAGTTAAAATCACAACTTGAGGGATTAGGAATACAGATAGGAAATTATTTATTGCCACATATTAATGATTTACTTGCTCATGTTTCTAATTTAGTAACATGGTTTGGAAGTCTTGATGAAAGCACACAAAAATCAATTGTTAAATTTGGACTTATGACATTTGCAGGTGGTGGATTATTAAAAGGAATTGGATCATTAACAAGTGGTATTGGTGGACTTGTTAAAAGTGGTTCAACAATGATTGAATGGGCTTCCAGATTTTCAACAGGAATGAAAGGAGCAACAATTGCAACAGAAGCAGTTGCAGGAGCTACATCACTAGCAGGAGGTGCAACAGGAGTTGGAGCATTAGTAAGTGGACTAGGAAGTGCAGTTGTAGCAGCTGCACCTTTTATCGCAGGAGCTGCTGCAATAGGTGTCGCAGGATATGGCATATACAAAACTATGACAAAAGAAGTTGTACCAAGCATAGATTTATTTGGAGATATAGTTGAAAATAATAAAGTTCAAGTCCAAGGATATGGTGAACAGGTCGTTACAACAACTACTAAGATTTCAGATTCTACTAAACAGGCAGTAGGAGCATATATGGAGCTTGATGAGGGAGCAACATTTGCACTTAATGATTTATATATTAATTCAACTACATTAAGTGAAGAAACTGCAAATAATTTAATTTCTACATATGGAGGTATGAGTGAGCAGATAACAAGTGGATTGGAACAATATAAGAATGAAGATTTGAATATATTAAATGATTTCTTTGAAAATTCTAAATCTATGAGTGAGGAAGAAAAAAATCAAATCATTCAAAATACTAATGAATCATATGCGGAGCAACAGAAAATAATTGAAGATAAAACTGCTGAAATAACTAAAATTCTTGAAATCGCTAAAGAAGAAAATAGGCAGATAACTGAAAATGAGAAGAATATTATAAATAAACTTCAGCAGGAAATGAGGGATAATGCAATCAAAACATTATCTGAAAATGAACTTGAAGCAAAAGCGATATTAGAAAGAATGAGTGCTAATGATGCCAGAATAACTGCAGAACAGGCATCAGAGCATATTAAAACTTTAAATGAGTCAAGAGATCAAGCAATTGTAACTGCTAATGATGAATATGACCAGAGAATAAAAACAATTATAAGAATGAGAGATGAAGCAGGAATAATATCAACAGAGCAGGCTAATAAGTTAATTCAAGAAGCTACAAGGCAAAAAGAGGAAACAATAAGAAATGCTGAGGAAACAAGAGAGCAAGCAGTTGAAAAGATGAAAGCGATGAATTCAGAGTTAGAAGAAACAGTGAATACAACTACAGGAGAAATTAAAACTTCATGGGATAAGCTGAAAGATTGGTGGAATAGTTGGACACCAAAGGTAAAAAGTTTCTTTTATAAGATAAAGAAATTAGTGAGTGGTGGAGATGATGAAGAGGAAAGTGATAATTCACGAAGTAGGGTTATTTCAATATCAAGTGTTAGCGAAGCTCCAACATTAGCAAGAGCATCATTTGAAATGCCAGCAACATACGACACAATGCAGTTAAGTGGTGGTTATTATACAAGTGATACACCAATGGCACGAAGTATTATAGGAACTAATAAAGAGTCAAAGAGTAATACAGATACTTTATTAAAAGAGGTAAAAACATTACTTAAAGATAATAAAAATACTCAAAATAATTTAACTTTAAATGTAAATTCAGTGAAGCAAAGTCCAGTAGAAATCTTTAGAGAAGCAAAGAAGTTTCAAAGAGATTTAGCATTAGGATTTTAATAGGTGATAACAATGAAATTAATAAATTTAGTAACAAAAAAAGAAATTCTTTTTGATAATAAGGTATTAATCTTAAATCAAAAGGAATTTTCTTATATAGATGCAAATCACTTCACAAGTAATGGAATAGGGCAGAATGGAGAGTATCATACAGGAGCAAATCTACAATCAAGAGCAGTTACTGTAAGTGGTTATATTTCATCAAGTGTTGATGATTTGCAAAAGATAAAAAGAGAATTAATTCAGATAATAAATCCACTACATGAGTTCAAAATCATTAAGGATGGCTACATGATAAAAGGTTATCCTACATCAACAATAAGATTTTCACATAATCAAGTTGAGAGCTATGCAGGACTACATTCTTTTATAATAGATTTTTATTGTCCTATTCCTTTCTGGAATGAAGAAAATGATACAAAGGCTACTATTTCATATTGGAAAGGTAATTTTAAATTCCCATTAGTTATCACTAAAGATAAAGGAACTGCAATGGGATATAAAAGTCCTTCATTAATTGTAAATGTATATAATCCTGGAGATGTTGAAACTGGAATGAAAATAGAATTTAAAGCAAATGGATATTTAAGTAGTCCTAGCTTGTTTAATGTTAATACAAGAGAGTATATAAAGATTTCAAAGGATATGGTAGGTGGAGAAAAGATTGTAGTAAATACAAACTATGGACAAAAGAAAATACAAAGTACAGTTGATGGAGAAATAATTGATATTTTAAATTATTTGGACTTAAGTAGTACCTTTTTGCAATTAAACACTGGTGATAATCTGTTTAGGTATGATGCAGATTCAAATTTAAACAACTTACAAGTAAGTATTTATTATAATCCAAAGTATTTGGGGGTGTAAGTTGGAATTAAAAATATTCAATCGAGATTTAAATTTAGTAGGAATTATTGATTCATTTTCAAGTCTGATTTGGAACAGAAAATATAATTTGCTAGGAGATTTTCAACTTAATATTCTATTTACAAGTGAGCATAATTCATTACTTAAAATTGATAATATTATTTATAAGGATAATGGAGAATGTGGGTTCATTACATCAAAAGAGATAAAAATAGATGATGATGGAACTGAGAGCATTGAGGTAAAAGGTAAATTTATTTTAGGATATTTGGAACGTAGAATCATATGGGAACAAGAAGAAATAAATTCAAGTGTAGTAGATGCATCTTATATGTTAGTCCATGATAACTGCATTAACTGCAGTGAACAAAGAAAGATACCTAACTTGATGTTAGGAGAAAAAATCAATATAGAAATACCTTTAGTAAAACAAGTTAGTTATAATAATTTACTTGATACAGTATGTTTAATTTCACAAACTCATGAGTTAGGATTAAAAGTTAATTTTGACATTATAGAAAAGAAATTAGTATTTAAAATTTATAAAGGAATTGACAGGAGCATCAATCAAAGCAAAGTTGCTCCTGTTATTTTTAGCCGAGATTTTGAAAATGTATTAAATCAAAATTATGTAGAAAGTAATAATAATTATAAAAATGTTGCTTTAGTTGCAGGAGCAGGTGAAGGAATAGAAAGAAAAACATTAGCCATAGGAGATAAAAGTGGACTAGATAGGTATGAACTATTTGTTGATGCAAGGGATATATGTGATAAAAGATATGTATCTGATGATGAAGGTGTATCTAAGGATGAGCCTATACCAGAGAATGAATATAGTAATTTATTAGAAAGCAGGGGAAATGAAAAATTAACACAGTACTATAAGATAAAATCATTTGATAGCACCATTAATACAAATTCAAATGTTGTGTATAAAGAGGATTATAACTTAGGTGATATTGTAACTTTCTTTGATAAAAAATGGGGACTTACAATTGATACAAGAATTACAGAAATAAGTGAAATTTATGACATCGAAGGTTTAACTATAAATATTACATTTGGCAATAATATACCCACATTAATGGATATTATAAAAAGGAAGTGAGTAGATGGAAAAGAGCAGTTTTTTTGATGCAGAAATAGTAAATGGAGAATATGACAGAGTTTATCTATCAGAGGATTATGCAAAGTATTTTTCAAGTTTTATAGGTAATGGAATATTCCCCAATCCAAGTGATAACTTAAGAGTTGTTGCAAATGGAGATAGCATGAAAGTAACAGTGAAAGCAGGCAAGGCGTGGATTAAGGGTTATTACTATGAAAATGATAGTGATCTAGTATTAAATCTTGAGCCAGCAGATGGAGTGCTTCATAGAATAGATAGAATTGTTGTAAGGCTAGACCTTATAGAAAGAGAAGTTTCAGTTAAGATAAAACAAGGTGCATTTTCAAGTAATCCAGTTGCAGAAGAATTAGAAAGAAATGTTGATATATATGAATTAGCATTAGCTGATATAAAAATTATGAATGGGAATATTTCAATTACTAATAGTAACATAAATGATTTGAGATTAAATTCTGAGTTTTGTGGAATTGTACATGGAACAGTGGATCAAGTTGATACAACTGAAATATTTAATACATATCAGCAGTATTTAAATGAGAAGTTAAATGGAAGTGAATTTAATGACTGGTTTATGTTATTAAAAAATAAATTAGATCCTTATGCAGATGTGGCACTTCAATTACAATTGCAAATTTCAGAGCTAGAAGAAAAGATGGAAAATTCACTTAAAACAGATGGTTCACTTCAAGAAAATTTAAATGCTGACATGTTAGATGGAAAACATGCTAATGAATTTATTCAAAATGGACAATCACAGGCAGCATTGAAAAGTATTGAATTATGTGATGCAAAGCCATATATAGATTTTCACTTTAATAATTCAACAAATGATTTTACAAGTAGAATTATTGAGGAAACAAGTGGAACTTTAACAATATCTAATAATCTTAAAGTAAGTGGAAAGATTAATGATAAACAAATTAGTGGAACACTTGCTACAAATGAAAAAACTAATTTAATAACAGCTATTAATGAGGTTTTTACAAATGCCAATAACGGAAAAACTGCAATAGCTAACGTTGTTGGCTCACCATTAACTGCAAATAATACATTTCAACAAGCGGCAAATACTATTCAGAGTCATAAAAATACATTAGCAACAAACTTGAAAAATAAAGGTATATCAGCTGATAGTACAGAAACTTTAGCAAACTTAGTAGGTAAAGTGGGAAATATTCAATCAATAAAATATGTGAGTGGATATGCTGAAATAAAACTTGAACCAGCAAAGACTTCGGGAGGTGTTACCACAGGGACTGTATATGATTTAAATTTTGGTTTTAGACCCGATATATATGTACAGATTTTATATTCTAATAGCAATGCCAATAAAATAGCAATTGGATTTTTTATGGATAATGAACTAGATGACAATGGAAAATACAATGGAACTGATTTTAAATTTCAAAAGACTAGCACAGGGATTAGGTATATAAATATGGATACTAGGTATTGGTTTCAGCCAATAGGAGATTATTTCGCAATTAAACTTTAGGAGGATTATAAAATGAAAACAATAATAATTTATGATAATAAAGGAGTTATTCTAATGCAACAATCTGGAGGGTATAGAAAGCCTGAGGGGGGAATTCAATTCATTGAGGTTGAAGTTCCTTTAGGTAAATATGCAGTTTCAGTTGATACTAAAACAAATACTGCAATTTATAAAGATATGCCTAAAGGTGAAACTGATATTTTAAAAGAAGAAATAGAAATGCTTAAAAGTGATTTGGCAGAGTTAACATTTGAAATAGCAATAGGAGGAATGAATTAAATGAATTGGTTTGAAAAAATACAGAGATATTATAATGGTGGTTATTATACAATAGAGCAGGTTGCAAGGTTTGTAAAAGCAACTAAAATAACTGAGGAACAATATAAAATTATAACAGGAAAAGATTATGAAATAGCAGGAAGTAAATATGAACTTTAAGGTTCTTTTTTTCTGCCTTTTTTGAGGTGAAAGATGATTAATGAAAACACAATAAAATATATTACTGCAACAATTGGAACTACGCTGACATGGCTATTTGGTACATGGGATACTGCACTTACTGTGCTTGTATGTTTTATGATTTTAGATTACATAACAGGAGTTATAAGAGCATTTATCAATAAAGAGATTAGTTCAAATATTGGATTGATTGGAATAGCAAGAAAATCACTGATACTTATAGTTTTAATAGTTGGAGTGCTGCTTGATAGGTTATTAAATGAAGGAATATGGATGTTCCGTACTTTAATAGCCTATTTTTATATTGCAAATGAGGGGATAAGTTTACTAGAAAATTGCGTGGGACTAGGATTACCAGTTCCACAAAAATTACAGGATACATTAATTCAACTAAAAGAAGGAAATAAGAAAGAGCTTTAGGAGGAAAAGAAATATGAAAATAGGATTAAGAGGTGGACATTCAAAGAAATGTATAGGAGCAGTGGGCATTGTAAATGAGTATGAGCAAATGCAGAAATTTTACTCTCATGTAAGTAAATTATTAACTGAATATGGACATACGATAGTTGATTGTAATTCAAATGTACCAACATCAAGTGCAGAATTAGCAGAAGGAGTGAGAAAGGCTAATAATGCAGATGTTGATTTATTTATCAGTTTACATATGAATGCTTATGATGGGAATGCAAATGGAACAGAATGTTATGTAAGCTCAACATCAAGTAGATCATATAAGTGTGCAAAGAAGATCTGTGATAATTTTGTTTCATTAGGATTTAAGAATAGGGGAGTTAAGGTTAAATCATATTATGAAATGAAAAATATTAAGGCTCCTAATATAATCTTTGAAATTTGTTTTTGCGATTCTAAGAAGGATATAGATATTTATAATAAATACTCATGGGAGCAGTTAACTTATAAGTTGTGCAATGCTATTGATAATAGTATACCCAATGAGCCAGTAGAAGCTAAAAAAGGTTATGTGGTTACTAAGTATTTGCCTTGTGCTTATGATGGGTATGATGGAGTTGATATAAGAAAGGTACTTGAATATTTTGAAGGGGTTAAGTGTTATGTTAGAGGGGATAGTAAGGGAGTTTGGATTGAAACCGAATATTTAATTATGACTAAATGTAATGAATTTAAAAATATACTTGGACTATGGTTTTATAACATAAAATATTAA